TCAGCCGGTGCAGGTAATTTTGAACTAATAAGCAGAAATTGTTCCTCAAGTCTTTTCATGTGAGGATTATCCTTTTCTGCTTCATTCAGAATCAGCTGGCCATCTCTATTTAATGGTTCAAGGTTGCCCTCAATTCTTGAGAACTTATCAGGTTTTTTTCTTTCATCAGGTGTAATTCCAATATAGCCCTGAGTTTTTGACTTTTCATAAAACAGAGGTTTGAAAACCTGCTCATAAAATGGATTCTGAAGGGTGTTGTTTTCGATGAAGTTATACACCTGTGTTTTGTCACCCACAAAATCTTTTAAAGAGTAAAACCACTGGGTGAACTCATCATTAGTTACATGGTCCAGGTATCCAGTTATCACATAATACTTAGCGTCCTTAAAGCCTAACAGAAAAGCTGACTTAAAAGAACCGCTTTTGTTTTTTGAATTTGAAGGTGCCGGGTCACCATATACAACAAGAAAAGGAAAGCTGTTTAATCGCGGAACTTTTCCCCAGCGCATCTCTGAGAATGTATCACCTTCAGAAAGTGGATTATTGAAATACTCCTTTTGCACTGATGCTGTTGAGATATTTGAAAGCATATCATCAACATCCTCTTCGCTGTTTCTTTGAGGCCAGGAAGATTTTCCGTTTTTGTCCCTGATATTTACTATCTCAACATCTTTTGCTTTTTCAATAGCCTGAGTAATACAGCAATATTTAGCAATTATATTACCATTGAATAGTATTCGATAGTTACCGGATATACTGACAGTAGGGATTAGCGCTTGTTCTATCCACTCCCATCTCTTTTTAATTATGTCAGGATTACGAACATCTGCGTCTGTATCAATATCATCAACTAATATGAAATCAGGCCTTGCAGCTTCATTTCGAGTACCACGCGGACTCTGCCCGGCGCCAAGTGCCCTAAATGAACATCCTGCAGAAATTGTGAATTCTCCATCTTCCCATCTTCCGGGACTTTGCTGAGATTCATAATCATTAATGATTCGGGGGTTAGATTCAAAGTTTATTTTGAATGGCATTAAAAGCCTTTCTGCGTTGTCGTAAGAATTTGAAACAAGTAGTAAGTTTTTGATTTCTTTTGTTAAAGCTAAATAAATTACTTCCATCATAGATCTTGCTGATTTAGCAAGTTCGCGAGACCATGCACGAACACGATAATCTCTTTTATCTGCCAATAGCTTTTTTGTTGATCTCTTATGAAAAGTAGCAGGTTCACTTGAATAATAAGTAGGGAAATAATATTTAAACCACTCTTCCGGATTTGCTTCAAGCTTGGCAATACGTGCTCTTTTCTCTGGAATAGTTTCAGTGTCATCTACAGTTGCTGCATTGATTAATCCTTTCCTGAATTCTTCCCATTCTCTGAGTGCGTCTCTGTCAATTATTTTTAATCGTTTTGCCATGCCTATTTAAGTTTGGTTTTTACAAAATCGTCAAACAGCGGGACCAATCTTTGAGCTTCTTCAATGTTGAACTTTCTTAGGTAGGTTAAAAAGGCTTTAAACGTCGATAAAACATCGTTTAAACCAACTTCAGACTCCATCTTTTCGATTGCACTTGCAAGTTTATTGATTGTGTCAGCTTCAGCAGGTGTTGGATATCGTTGCCCCTCTCTCTCTGCAATAGCTTCATTCATTTGTGCAAGCTGTCTGTATAAATTTTTCAGTTGCTCCTCACGAGTGATTGTGATTGATACCTTAAGATCTTCCCACTTACCTTCATTTGCCCATTTGCTCATTGTGACCTGGGAAATGCCTACACGTTCAGCAATTTCCTTCTGAGTTAGGTTTTCTTTCGTGAACAAGAGTTGTGCCCACTCTTTTTTTTGCTTGTTAGTCAATTTTGTCATAATTCCGGATATATGATTTACACAAAAATATAGTATTACAAGCCTCTTTGAGTAAAAGTGTATTAAGGTCAAATAACATTGTATTAAGGGTTAAGATGAATTTTGTAAATAAAAGCTTTCTATTATTTATTTGTGACTACTTTAATTTAAAACGCAAAACATAAATAATGAGCAAACAAGGTAAATCTTTCGTGCTAATCGATGAGAGTATTACTACATACGGTTTTCGTGTCCTAATGTCAGGGGCTGATATTAAACAGTTTAAACGCAATCCGGTGTTGTTCTATAATCATGACGAATGGTCTCTTCCAGTAGGGAGATGGGAGAACATTCGAATAGAGGGTGATAAACTACTCGCAGATCCAGTGTTCGACCTTAATGATGATCAAGGGAAAAAAATAGCTGATAAAGTTGAAAATGACTTTTTGCGTGCAGCTTCAATAAGTTTCAGAATAGTTGAAACGTCAGATGATCCTAATTTGATGAAGAAAGGGCAGACTAGAGCAACAATAACCAAATGGATGGTTCGCGAAGCCTCTATAGTTGGGATAGGAGCCAATCACAATGCATTGAGACTATATGATAAGGATGATAAACTCATTCCTGAAAGTGAAATATTCAAACTTTTTGATAAACAACCAATACAGAAAAAAATGGAAGGACTAATTTTTAAATTACTTGATTTGCCGGAAGGTAGTACAGATGAGCAGGTGCAGGAAGCTATACAAAAGCTTATTGACGCCAAAAAAGGTGCAGAGGCAGATCTAAAAAAATTACAGGATGCTGAAGCTGAACGTAAGAAAAAAGACGATGAGGTTCGTCAAAATGAAGCTGTAAAGCTAGTTGACGAAGCTGTAAAAGAGGGCAGAATTACTGCTGATGGAAAAGAGAACTTTCTAAAGTTTTTCTCAACTGATTATGATGCCGCTTTAAAGGCTTTGACTGCTATTCCAAAACGAACTAGTGTAAAAGAACGCATTGAGCAGAGTCAGCAAAATTTAAGCGGTGAATTGGCTGAGTTGAATGATAAGTCCTGGGACGAACTTGACAAAGCTGGAAAGCTGGTAACTCTTAAGGATAAATATCCTGATATCTACAAGGAAAAGTTCAAAAACAAGTATGGCAAAGAGCCTGAGAAAGTATAGGGCCAAAATTATTAATTATAAACGAAAATAAGATGAGTAAATTTACTAAAATCATTAGCGCACTGCTATTCAATGTAATAGTGTGTGGCGCAATTGCTGCAGCAACAGGTTTATCACCACTTGCTGTATTTGCAGGGGGCGGGGCGTTAAGCTTGTTTATGCCTAAGATGCAAGGTGTATTACCTATGGCAGTTGAGAAGGAGATTTGGATTAACACTATTATTGAAGGACTTTTCGCTGATAACAGCTTTTTATCCAAGGCTTTTAATGCCGATGAGTTTGTCAACTTGGGAAAGACAGTTCATATACCCAATGCCGGTGCTGGTTCAACTGTTGTAAAAAACAGATCAGAATTTCCTGCAATAGTTAAATCAAGAAGTGATGTTGATTTAGACTTTACCCTTGATAACTATTCAACAGATCCTATTAAAATTAATCTTGCAGAGACAGTTGAATTATCGTACAACAAAAGGGAGAGTGTACTCAGACAGGACAAGGCTGTATTAAATCAGGCTATTTCTGAAGGTATATTATTGAGTTGGTTTACAGGTGCTACTAAAATTAACAAGACTACTGGAGGAGATGTCTTAGCTCATACAGCTTCGGCAACCGGTAATAGAAAAGCATTTACTAAAGCTGATATTAAAGCAGCTATGGATCAATTCAATAAAGATGATGTTCCTGCAATAGGTCGCACTCTGCTTTTGGACGCTGACATGTATGGTCAGCTTATTGATAGTATGACGGATAAAGAATCAACTGCATTTCATGCCGCAGCCGATATTCAAAACGGTATTGTAGGACGTCTGTATGGCTTTGATGTAATGATGAGAAGTCGTGTTGGAAGATATACAGGTGCCGGTGTTGTAAAAGCATGGGCAACAGCCGGAGCTGCAACTGACAATGCAAGTGCATTAGCATGGCATAGTGAAAGCGTATGTCGCGCATTAGGTGAAGTAATCATGCGTGAGGCTATAAATGATCCAACCTACTACGGAGATATCTACTCGTTCGAAGTACGCGCCGGTGGACGTGCAATGAGGAGTGATGTGAAGGGGTTACTAGCAATAGTACAGGATACAGGCACTGCTTAAACTACTTAATGGGGTAACAGTAGAGTTACCCCTAAATTATAATTCTGATGAAAACAAGCAGCAAGGGCATAGAGCTGATTAAACAGCATGAAGGACTTAGAATAAATGCATATCTGGATGCTGTAGGTATTTGGACTATAGGATATGGACACACGGGCGGTGTTAAAAGCGGTGATGTCATATCTGAAAAAGAAGCTGAAGAGTTCTTACGTGCAGACCTATTAACAGCAGAGCAAGCTCTAAGCAGAACAGGTTTAATGCTTAATCAAAATCAATTCGATGCCCTTATTTCGTTCATATTTAACGTTGGTGTTGGCCGTCCAAAATCACACCCTAAGGGACCAGCAGGTTTTTTAGGTTCAACTCTGCTTATTAAAGCAAGGCATGACGTAAATGACTCATCTATCGCTGATGAATTTAGGAAATGGAAATATGGCGGTGGGCGTATTTTGGCTGGTCTTGTTAAACGTCGCGAAGAGGAGATTAAATTGTATTTCTCATGAATGAAATCTTACAAATTGTATCCCTAATCTTAAACCTTGTTTTGGGAGGCTCATTGATCGTGACAATTGTGACTCTTAAAGCTACAAGAAGAGAGGCTGATGCAAATGCAAGGAAAGCTGAAGCTAATGCAGATAGCAGTGAACTATCAAATACTCAAGGAGCAATAAAAATTTGGCGTGATTTAGCAGTTGAAATGTCAAGCAGACAAGATGAACTTGCAAAACAAGTTGAGGATCTAAGTGTAGAAGTCAGGAGACTGAAAAATGCAACAAACAAAGTAATAAGGTTATTAGACAGGATTACTCCTGAAAACCTTGAAGAAATGGTCGCAAAGATAAAAGATGAAATCGAAACTGAACATAGTGATATTCATAATGACATCATTGCTGGCGCTATCAGCTTGCAAGACACATAAACCGATAGTCCAGGTCCCGGTAAAAACAGTTGAAAGGAAAGTTGCAACACTTGTTCCTGTTTACATTCCGGGTGATAGCACAATAGTTAGTGCCTATTTTGAATGCGATTCATTAAACAACGTTCTACTGAAAGAGATCAGTGAACAGAAGTCGAAAAATATTGCAACAAAGTTTAACTTCAGTAATGGAGAGTTGAATTACAGTGCTGAAACTAAACCTGACACTGTTTACATTTCAAGTGACACTATTTACGTTGAGAAAGAAATACCGCTTGAAATCGAAATTCCACTAGTTGAATATAGACAGACTAAGTTTCAAAATACATTCTACATTATTGGACTTATATCTACAGCAATCTTTATAGTATTTATGATAACAGAAATCAAGAATATTAACTTTTTAAAATTTAAATAAATGGCAGAAACATTAATTGCAAAATTGAGAGTGAAAGAAATACATTTCGCTCCTCCGATTGCAGCGGCATCAGATGTAGCTACTGCAGTTTGGGTAAAGCAGCCTCTCACATTGAGAGATGATGAAGTTTCGGTGGTTGAAGGTGATCCTGAAGAGGAGTTTCTTTATTCACATGAAAATGATGCTCCGGAAGATATGGATATTACCGGCTCAGGCTTATCACTTGTCGGTTCATTCATTAAAGCAACAAGAGCAGAACTTGTAGAATTACTCGGCGGTGCCCTTACAGGTGAAGCACCTAATCAAGTTTATGAGCACAGTGCTTCAAAAGTACTGATAGAAAAAGCAATCAAGTATGTTTGCTATGATGGAACTGAAGTTATTGTCCCCAGAGCAAAAGGGTATACACTTTTGAACTTGAATATAGGCAAAGGTGGTGTGACTAAATATCCATTTAGATTCAGAGCGCTGAAAGCTTCAGCTGACTGGGACTGTGATATAACCTTCTGATTATGGACGCGCGGTTAAGTGCTGCTAATGCGATACTAAATAGGGGCGTGCGGTTTAGGCTGCCCGCCCCTTTTTACAAAAGGATGTTCCGAAAAGATTATGTCACGATACGACATTTGAAGTTAGGAACAATTGTAGAAATGTCTCGCATAGTGATTGAAAGTGATCTTGAAAATGCGATAACTTTTAGTGATAATCAATTTCTGCAGAAAGCAGTTGAGCCATGTGTAAGGTGTTTGGCAGTTGCTATACTCAATGACAAAGAGAAGATTGAAAAAAAAACTGATAAACTGACTAAGCAGTTAATGTGGAAAGTTGCACCGGAGTCTATTGTAGACATCTTCACGAAGATAAGTACAATGAACAGGTTATCGGATTTTATGAATATTACCAGATATCTTTTGAGTCAGATGATGATGATGATGAACAAGAAGAATTTGGGTCAAGAAGAGGACGGGGGGTAAAAGGTCACATGGAAGGCCTCCATAGCCCGTGGGGATTGATAGGACAAATAAAGGCAGAACGTGGGTGTACACATGATTATCTGTTATGGAATGAAGCTTGGATAAATATACTAATGGAGCGTGCTGATGCACCAAGGTATTCAAAAAAACAAAAAGTGCCCGTAGTAGATGGCGCAGAAGGTTTAAAAAACATTTTAGTAGATGGCAGAGGAACCGGTAAGCATTGATATATTATTGAATCAGAATGTTGATCAGGAGTCTGATAAAGCTTCACGTGCTATTGAAAAACTTGCTGATACAAGTTGGGATGCATGGAAGCGATCTGAAGAGGGTCTGAAGCTTCAGCGTAATGTTATTTCTAAACTTAAGAAAGAACTTGATTCTCTAGAGAAAGAGTTTGCCAAAGTTAACGTGTCTGATCCTAAATTGCTTGAAGATCGGCGTAAGGTTAAGCAGGCAATTATAGAGGTTAAAACAGAGCTGAAAGGTGAAGAGGCAGCACTTAAAGAGGTTGAAGCTGCAAACAACTCATATAAGAATTCTCAGAGTACTCTTCTCACACAAATGCGGAATGTGCGTAATGAGATGGCTCAGATGAAGCTTGCAGGTGATCAGGAGAGTACTATGTATAAAAAGAAAGAAGAGGAGCTTAAGTCGCTTGCTATTGCTCACAAAGAACTTCAACAAGAACAGAAGTTGCTTTCTTCCGGTAGTGCTCAAATGCAGGGTATTCTTTCAGGCTTATCAGGTTTATCCGGTGCTTTAAGTGCTGCAGGGGGTGCATTTGGATTGGTTAATCAAAACAGTGA